TCGGTGAAGCCGCGCGAGACGAGGCCGTGGCCGCGCAACGTAAGCTGCGGAGTCGCGGCCGGCCCGGTCGGCTCGAACGTGGCGATCGCGACGGTGTGATCCTGTGGCAGCATCGCGGACGACTCGCCCCACGCGACGGGGATGCCGTCCGCATCGAACGACAGCGCCAGGCGGGTGGGCGTGGCGAGCGTCAGCACGTCGTCGCCGGCGATCGTGGCCAGCGTCGAGGCGTTGCAGACCGACACGTACGCCGCCGTGCCATTCACCGACGCCACGCCGACAGCCGCCGCGCCCCATACCGTCGAGGCCGTGAACGCCACCGCGATCGCCCCGTTGCTGGTCGCCGCGAGTGTCGCCGGGCCGGGCAGTCCCGATCCGGCCAGCACACCGGCCGCGTCGACGTAGCCGACCCGCGGCGCCGCGGCGTTGCTCGTCCAGGCGATCAGCGCCGGATGGTCACCGATGCTGTCGTCGTGGCGCACCGCATCGAAGTACGGCGTGGTCGTCGACAGGTCCGTCGTGATGACGGTCGGGATCGGCGCGTCGAGGTAGCTCGCCGGGTTGATCGGGTAGCAGACGATCTGTCCGCCCGCGGCGTCGGCGTAGTAGATGTGCAGCGCGGAGCCCACCGCGACGACCCGCGGCAGGATGCCCGAGCCGGTCAACTGCTCGGCGGGGCGCAGCGTGCGGCCGGTGGCCTGCTCGACGACGGCCCACCAGATGCCGCCGCGCGAGTCCTCCCACGCCACGACCGACACGCCGTCGACCGTCGCGATGTCCGGCAGGCTCTGATCGGTGCCCGTTGCGGCGATCGCCCGTTCGATGTGCGCGATCGAGGCGGCCGGGCCAACGTCGCTCCACGTCGACGAGGATTCGCGGTAGCTGAACAGCCGCGACTCGCTGAACAGGCACAGCTCCGCGCCACGCGCCGCGAGGGCGACCGGCGTGCCGTAGGTCGCGCCGGGGTCGGCGCCGTCGACGGTGGACGGGAGCGCGTCGTAGCCGGTGCGCTTGACGATCGTCGTGCCCTTGGCGAACACGCCGTTTTCGAGCGCCAGGAGCTGCGTCGTCGGCACCGACTTGGAGTCGGTCTTGGTGTCGATGCCGCCGCTCAGCGTGAGCGGAAGCGCGACGATGCTAAGCGCCATGGATCACCGCCATATGTCTCCCCTTGACGTTCGTCGGCGACAGGGCGGACGATTCCGCCCCATGCGTCACGTGCTCGCGGTTGCCCTTGCGCTCGGATGCTCCTCTTCCAAGGCGCCCGCCCACGAACGCCCCGTTGATTGCAGCGTCTCCGAGCCGATCAAACGGATCGCTAGCCAGTGGTGCGCGTCCGACTACTGCGATTTCGGACAGGACGGCTGCGAGGCGATGCGCGACCGCATGCGCGAGCCGACCGAGCCGTGCCGCTATGTCGACAACGTGGCGTGCTTCACGGATCACACCGGCGGGGTGAGCTGCTTCGCAAGCGTCCGGTTTTGCAACGCCAGGCGTGCACTCGACGACGCCCCGCAGACGGCCTGCCGGTATCTTTACCCCCTTGACGGGCCGTGCGCGAAGCCCCCACCTTGATGGACCATGCGCTACGCCATCGCCGCCGTCGTTCTTGCCGCCTGCTCCGATGGTGGGAGCCCATCCGGACCGGCTGGCTTCGATCTTCGCCTCGGCGAGACGTGCGCCACCGGTGCCGAGTGCGGTGACTCCGTGTGCCTGGGCGATGTCTGTTCGGTGCCGTGCGCTGACTCCGCGGACTGCCCGCAGTTCGCCGTGTGCACCGACCTCGAGACAGGCGGTCGCGGCTGCCTTTGGTTCTGCACCGAGGACAGCGATTGCCCGACCACGACGCCCACGTGCGTCGGGTCCGGCTTCGGCGTGTGTCGCGAGTAGGATCATGGGCGGTCGTAGGTGACGCGGATGTTCCCGAGGCGGATGTTTGCGGCGTTCGACGTGAACGCGCCGTAGATGGACAGGCCCGACGTCACGGTCGTGTCGGTCACGTCGACGGTCGTGTCGTTCCAGGACGCGGGCGGGTTCGTCACCGTGCCGGCAGGGCCGATCGACGTCTGCACGCCGGCCGCAGTCACGGTGAAAAAGTCGTAAGACAGGTCGGCCGATCCGTCGCCGTACACCGCGAACGTGACGCTCTTGATGCGCTCGCCTTCGTCGAGGAAGATCGGCAAGTACACCGCGCCGATGCCCGTCGAGACGATGTAGCCAAGGGCGGTGCGCGTGAAGTTGGAGTCGATGACGTACGCGATCGCTGGGTGCGACTTCACGAGATCGCCGTGCTTGAAGCGGCCGGTTCCGCTCACCGTCACGTGGTCCCCGCTCGCCATCGCGATCGACCCGCCGACCGACAGCACGCCCGCCGCGGACATCTGTACCGGCAGCGTCGAGGCCGGGACCGCCGCGGGCATCGTCACCTGGTAGCTCGCCGCCAGCGCCGCGGGGCTCTTGAGACTGACGAAGTTCGTCGGCGGCGCGGCGGCCGGGTGCGCCTTGAACTCGTAGAGACGGACGTCGGCGCAGTCCATCTTCGCGTACTGCCGGACCGCGGCGCCGGTCTGCTGCTTGAACGTGTAGCCGTCCTGCGCGTCGACGAACGCGACCTCGGCGCCGGCGCTCGTGTAGTCGCCGGCGATCCCGCCGACGGTCGTCATGTTCAGCGCGCCGCCGTTCGTGATCCGGATGTTCGTGCCGGTGTTGTTCCGGTAGTACAGGTCCCCGAACGCGACGAACGCCTCGCACGCACCGGTCGTCAGCGTCGCGCCGAGGTTGTCGAAGTCCACGCCGCCGACGGTCGTCAGGCGCCACGCCGACATGTCGAGGTCGGCGTTGATCCCGATGCCCGCCGTCGGCACCTGCTTGCCCTTGCCCGTCGTGTGATCGTGCGGGTCGATGATCGCCTGGAGCGCCGTGTTTAGCTCGGTGCCCCACGTGTCGGTCGAGGCCCCGACGTTGGGCAGCACGATCAGCATGTACGCGGTGGTCGTCATGGTGGCGGCTCCTCACTCGAAGTAGGCGTCGAACTTCACGTGGTACCAAATCGACTGCGACGCGGTGGCGGTGCCGACGATCTGCTTGACGACGACGGCGATGAACTCACCGGGGTTGACGTAGATCGGCGAGTCCCACCACACCGAGATGGCGTCGGGCGTGTAGGTCTGCCCGATGACCGCTCCGACCGGCGCGTACTGGAAGCCGAGCGCGAGGCGGCGCGGCGCCTTGGTCGTCGCGGCCTCGGTCGTCGCGAGCGACACCGCGGTGTGGCCGAACGCCAGCGACCAGGCGAGCGTCGTCGCCGTCGTCGCGACCGCCGCGCCCATGTTGACCGTCGAGATCGTCACACCGCGGACGCAGAGTGTGCGGGGCGTCTGCGTCGCGACCGCGCCCGCCGGGACCTGATACGAGCAGGCGATGAAGTCCGTGGCCGCACCGGCCGCCGCGTTGATCGCGCCCTGCCCGCCGAGGCCGGTAATGTTCGCGGCGGTGTTGCTGCCGGCGGCGCTCGTCGGGTTGGTGCTGTTGGCGTAGCTCGCCGTGGAGCCCATCGTGCCGCCCTGCATGCCTTGGTAGGGCATGCGCCCCGAGCCGTTCATCTGCTCGGAGTAGGGCTTGCCGGCGAGCAGGTCGCCCTGGTGGATCGCGAACGACTTGACCGCCGCGGAGATGACACCGCCGGCCGCACCGCCCGCGATGGCGTGGCGAACGATGAAGTTGCCCGCGCCGCCGGCCATCATCGTGCCGTTCGCGGCGCCGCGGGTCAGCGTTCCGTAAAGCACGTCGTCGATCCAGAACTCGGCCTCGCGGTCGGTGATCGAGATGACGTAGCGGTGAACGGCGTTGTTCGCGTAGGTGTACGCCGCGCCGGTGCCGTTCGCGGCGGCCAGCGTGATCGTCTGCTCGGTGCCGTTGTAGTTCGCGACGCCGAGCAGGCCGGTCGGCCCGAGGCGGAAGTAGACGCCATCGGTCGGCGCGTAGGGGTTGGTCGTCGCGAGCGTGCCGAGCCCGAAGTCGATCAGCGTGTTCGTCTGCGGCTGCGCGGTGAACGCGACGGCCTGCTCGACGTAGAGCGGCAACGCGCCGAGGAGCGGATAGGACCGCTGCGACTGGTAGCTGGCGCCGGTTGTCGTGGTGGTGATGCCCGACCCGTTGGTGTTCAACGCGAGCGACGACCACGTGAAAGTCATCGTCGTGTTGCGGTAGATCTCGAAGCCGGTGTCCTGCGCCGTGTAGTTGAACAGGCGGTCCGTCAGGATCGTGTCGACGCCGACGCGCAATCGATAGTCGTCGGTCGTCTCGGGTGACAGCAGGTAGGTCGAACCGGCGTCGTTCTCCGAGGCGAGGATCGCCTTGCCGACTCGCGCATCGTCGGTCGGCAGCGTGACGTTCAGGTTGTAGCCGGCGTCGACGTTCGCCTTGCCGGCCGAGTTGCTGCCACCTTGGATCTGGACGGCCATCGGTCAGACTCCCACCGCGGCGAAGCGGTACTGCCCGGCCGAGCCGAGCGGGCTGTAGGCGATCACGTCGAAGCCGACGCCCGCCACGAGGTTGGTCGCGACGGCCTGCACCTCTTCGATCAGTGCTTCCTCGGCGGTGTGGTCGGCGGTGTCGCCTTGCGGCCGGATCACGATCTCCGTGCCGGCCGCGACCCATGCCGCAGCAACCGTGGCCGTCGCGGTCGTGTCGGCCGTCGCGCCGAAGTTCACATCGAAGGTGATCGAATTAGCCGACCCGCTCGACGCCGGCGCGGCCCACGTCCCGTCGGCGCGGAGAAAGTTGGCCGTCCCGCCGCCGGATGCCGGGGCTAGCCCTTTCAGGCCCGCCGTGAACACGTCCAGGAGCGTCGTGGCCTGCGTCCCGGTCAGGTCCTCGGGGTCGCCGGTGCCGGCCGTGACGCGGCCCTTGATCGTCGCGGTGGCGACGTTGGCCAACTTGGCGTTGGTCACCGCGTCGGAGTCGATCGTCCAGACGAGGCCCGACCCGGTGACCGTGACGTCACCCTTGTCGCCGTCCGTGACACCGCCGGACGAGCCGGCCGCCCACGCCGGCGCCGTGTCGGTGGCGGTTAGCACCTGCCCGGCCGTGCCGAGCTCGAGCGCGACGACGCGACCGTCGGGGCCGCGGTAGAACACATCGCCCTCCGCGCCGGACCGGGGCAACGGGGCGTCGCGCATCAGGTCGCGCAGCGCGTCGGCGACCAGCTCGAGGGCGCGCTGGACCTGCGGATCGGCGACCCGCGGCAGCGCAAGGCTACGCGACGTGTCGGGCCGGGTGACGCGGGCGCGGGTCACTCGAGGCCCCACACGTCGGTGCCATCGCCGGGGCGCCCAGATAGCGCGAAGGGCTCGCCGACGTCGAGCGGGGCCGCGCTATTGCGCACGTCGGCGGTCATGCGCGCGATCTCGCGGTCCCACCACGACGTGTCCATGCCCTCACGGCCGCCGCGGAGCTTGGCGATCGCCTGCGCGATCACGAGGTCCTCGTAGCCGTTCACCCCGTCGAACGTGTCCGACCCGCTCACGAGGTCGGTCGCGGGCTTGAAGTAGCGCACCCGCAGCGTCCATACCTGCGTTGGCGTCGGGGCGATCCGTAGCGTGCCCGTCTCGATGCGGTACGTGAGCCGTGAGGGCGTCGCGGCAGACGTCTGGTAGCGCCACGCCTCGCTGACGTTGTGGGGCCGCAGCGGGCGATACAGCGCCCCGTCGTAGACCTCGACGAGCCGCAGCTTGAAGAAGTCCGTTGGGAGCGTGACCGACTCGCTGCCGGCGGTCGTGGCCAGCGTGGCGGTCGTGATGTAGTTGTCGGGCCGGGTCTCGAGCAGGAGATCCCAGACGCCTTCGATCGCCGTGTTGATCACCTCCGTGATCCGCGCGTCGCTCATCACACGCGAGTTCTCGAGGTCGCCTTGGAAGCGCACTCGATCGATCAGTTGCGTGAGCGTGACGGTCTTCGACATCTGGGATCACCTCGTCCAGATCAGGCCGCGCCGTTGTTGGAGCCGATGACGACCAGGCGCAGGTTGTCGGCGGTCGTCAGGTCCGCGGCGACGCCGGCCGAGGTCGACACCTGTACGCGGCACACGAGCGCGCCGGAGGTCAGCACCGGGGCCGTCTTGTGGACGACCTGCTGACCCGACGTGCCGTCAACCGACGCGATCACCGCGTGCAGCACGGTCGGCGACGCCGAGACGGCCAGCGTGATCGTGTGGTCGCCGACGCCGTTGCGCGTCAGCGTCGGGGTGCCGCGCGAGGCCAGGTTGGTGCGCGGCGACATGATCGTCGAGGCCGCGACGGTGACGACCGCCGCGCCCGCGCCGGTAAAGGCCGCGATGCCGGTCACCATCGGGCCGGGGCCGACGCCTTGCGCGTCGGTCAGGTTCTCGTTGTAGCCCATGGCTAGCTCCGCTTCCCGACGACGTTCTTGTGCGGCGCCTTCGTGACGAAGTTGCCGTACTCGCCGATGCGCGCCTCCCAGCCGTCGATCGTCTCGGACGGCTTGAGGATGTTGCCGGTCTGCCGCTGGAGCAGGAACGCCGGGGCCGCGCCGGCGTGGAAGTAGGTCCAGTCGTCGAGGTCGACCATGTAGAGGCGGTTGACGGGGCACATCCGGTCGATGACCAGCTGCGCCTCGAGGCCCATCATCGAGAACTCGACCGAGCGGTAGCCGACCTGCGCGGTCTTGCCGCCGTTCATGTCGGCCGCCTGCTGGATGCCCCACCGCCCGTCGATCTGCTTCACCAGGTCGCCGACGGCGAACGGGCTGATGAAGATCGTACGGCTGCCGCGGGTCGCGCCGCCGTACCACGAGGTGGCGGTCAGCATGTCGGTGACGAGCTCGTAGACGCTCTGCGAGGTGCCGTCGACGATCGCGCCGCCGAGGCGGGTGTCGGCCGAGCGGGTCAGGCCGAACAGCGCGGTCGCCGCGCCGCCGGTGGTGTCGGGGATGTAGTCCGCGAAGCCGGCCGGCGCGAGGCCGAAGTCGCCGTCGAGGAAGATGTAGTCGTTCGCGGCAGCGGCGGCGACACCGGCCGAGATGTTGCCGGTCAGCGTGATCGACGCGGTGCCGACGACGCCGCCGGTTAGCGACGGGTACTGCACCGACGAGACGGTCAGCGAGCCGGCGCGGGTCGCGCCGGAGGTGCCGTCGGTCGACGCCAGCTTGAGCACGTCGCCGGCCTGCACCGCGAACAGCGCCGCCGGGTCGTCGACGGTCATCACCGCGGTCGCGAAGCCGGTGTTGGTCATGCGGCCGATCGCGCCGCCGCGCGACCGGTAGGCGCGGAAGTTGAGGTAGTTCGCCTCGGACGCGATCGCCTTGTCGATCTCGGTCGTGGCCTTCTCGAACGCGTCCTCGCTGCCGGTCAGCGTCGCCTCGATCAGCTCGTTGCTGATCTTGGGGATGCGGTAGTGCGAGGCGCGCGACACCGAGAAGGCGCCATAGTTGGAGTTGCCCGCGGTGAACGCGTTGGCCGTCGAGAAGGTCGACGAGCCGCCGCCCACGAGCGACGTGCCGATCGGCTGCACGTAGGTGCTGCCGCCGGCCATCTTGCTGCGCGCGTCGGTCTTGCCGAGCGCGGCCCACGTCGGGTTTTCCGAGTAGGCGATGTTCATCACCACGCCGGGGGCGTAGTGCTGCTTGAGCATGCTTGCGAAGGTCGTAGTGTCGAGAGTCATTGGCGCAGGTCCTTGTCAGGGGGTTGGACCTGCCCCGTTGGCCGTGCGCGCTAGTCGCCTCGCCGTGCGGCCTCGTCGCGCAGCTGCGCGAACAGGGGCCGGAGCTTGGCTCGACTGGCGGCGCGCATGTCAGCGAGCGACTGGAAGCCTTGCGGCGCGGGAGGCGTCGCATCTTCCGAGGCGTCGACGTTCGTCAGCGGGCGAGACCTGCGCGGTTGGTCCCCCTGATGCCCGGTTGCGGTCGTCGTCGCCTGTGTCGCAGCCGTGGCGGGCTGGAGCAGGTGAGACAGTTTCGAAAACTTGGCGCGGTGCAGCTCGGCCAGCTCGGTGTCGAGCTTCTTTGCTGCCTCCGCGATGGTCATGATCCTGCCGGTCGTGGCGAAGTTGGCCGTGTAGTCGCGGCTGATCACGCTCCAGATCAGTCCGGCCGGGTCGTCCTCGGCGGCAAGCCACGCGTGGCCATCCTTGATCGTGGACCACTCGTTGTTGATCGTGGCGTGGGCGCGCTGGACGTTGGCGGCTTCCTCAGCCTCGGCGCGCGCCTTGGCCTGCGCCTCTTGGGCGGCCTTGGCCTGCGCGGCGGCGGTCATCTTCTCGCGGCGCTGCTCGGCCTTGGCGAGCCGCATCTCGCGTTGCAGCTGGCGCAGGGCGGCCTTCTCGTCCTTGGCGTCCAGCGTCGCGCCGGCGAGCTTGAGTGACGCCTCGGTGATCAGGTCGGACACCTCGGCTTCGATCTCGGCGTCCGTGGCACCGGTGCCAAGGTTCGCGCGGGCGAGCTCGCGCAACGAGCCGAACGGGTCCGCGGCGATCTTCGCGCCGACCTCGCCGTACCGCGCCTCGTGCTCGGCGATCTTGGCCTCACGCTCGGCGAGCGCCTGCTCGCGGGCCTTGAGGGCATCACGCTCGGCGATGACGGCCGACACGTCGACGGACGGGGCTGGCGGGGCGGCGGGCGGCGCCGCGACCGGCGGCGCTTCCTTCACGGCCGGGGCGGGCGCGGGCGCAGCGGCCTTGGGCGCAGGCTTCGCGGACGGCTGCTCCTCGCCGGGCACCCACACGTCGTCTGCGATCTGCGGGTTCTTGCGCAGCTCGGCGAGCTTAGCCATCACCTCGGGCGCGAACTTGCCCGAGCGCGCTGGTTTGGGCGCCTCGGTGACGACCGTCTCGCCCGGATCGGCGGCGTCCACCGGCGCATCGGCCGGCGGTGATTCAGGAGCGGTGGTGGCAGCGGCGTCAGACATGCGGTTAGGCACCCATCGGCATGGCGGGCGGGGCGGCCGGTGACGCGCCCGGCGGCATGCCGGGTGGCGCAGCGGGAGGCGGCGCGCCGGGCGGGGCCATGCCGGGTCCCGCTGGCTGCGCCGCCGCAGCGGCCTCATCGAGCTTGGCTTGCGAGAGTCGGATCCATTCGCGGAAGCGCGACAGCACGGCAGCGTCAGCGCCACCGGCCCACGCGTCCTCATACTCAGCCTTCGCGGTGTCGATGCCGAGCTTGAGCGGGAACATGGCATCCGGGATCAACTGGTAGAGGTCGACACCCGGATCGCACAGCCCCTCCATCACCATCTCGACGGCGCGACGCGGCCCGAGCCGCTTGCGGTTGCCGCGCTGCAAGTCGGGCTCCTCGAACAGCTCGATCATGTTGTCGCCGTCGAGCAACCCGGCCTTGAACAACTCCGTCGCGCCGGCGAGGCGGCCCGCGCGGGTGCCGGGCAGGAAGTTTTGCGGCTCGAGGCGCAGGTGGTGGAGCCCCTCGTCGATCTTGAGGCCGTCCCACTTGTGCTCGCGGATCCACATCGCCTGCTCGGCCTTGGGGCACTCCTTGGCGATGGCGCGCGCCTCGTCGACGATCAGCTGACCGATGTCGACCTGTGACAGCGAATCGAACAACTGGAACCCGGCGAGGCGGTCCGACGTGATGTCGTCGAGGGCGTCGATCGCCGCACCGGACGCACCGGCGCCGAGCTGCGTCTTGCCGCTCTGGAAGTCGCGCGACAGGCCGCTCACGTCGTCGCACCAGTTCATCAGGAACTCGAGGATCTGAAACGCCTGCTGACTGACCGGGTTCGGCGCGACGTAGGTCGGCGCGGTGCCGTTGTGCTCGACGACGATCGGGTGCCGCTTGGAAAGCTGCTCTTTGGTCATCGCGCCCTTTGGCATGAAGACCTTCAGCCCGCCGCCCCAATACAGCGCCTCCTGGATGTCCCGGGCGATGTCGTTGATCTTCGCCTGCGGGGCGGCGAGCATCGACACGAGGCCGTCGCCGAACCATCCGCGCATCGGCGGCGAGTAGTGGAGCAGCGCGAACGGGTGCCGGCGGCGGCACCACTCGTCGTCCTCGAGCACGAGGTCTTTCGCCACGAGCGACCGCCGGCCATCGTCGGCCAGCTCGCCGTCATCGTCGAGGCTCGGCAGGTGGTACGCCTCGCACAGCCGCACGACGAGCGAGTCATCGGCCCAATCGTCGCCCCACTCGTACCATTCGTCGCTGTCGTAGGTGGCCGCGGTCGCGATCGCCTTGAGCTTGTCGGCCTGCTTCGGGTAGCGCGCGGTCAGCACCTCGAGCGGGTAGCTGCGGAGGTGGTAGACGCTGCGGGGCGCGCCGTAGAGGGCGTCACGGGTCCCGACGATCACCTCGGAGCGCGGCACCCGCTCGACGGTGACATCGTACTTGCCGCACACGGCCGTGCGGGTGATCTTGGCGACGCCCGTGCCGCGCACGATCGCGTCCCGGGTGCGCAACAGCCGATCGCGCTCGATATCCTGGCGGCCCATCTTGGCCCGCAGCACCGACGAGACGCGGCGCGCGAACCGCTTTTCCGACCACCCCGCGTCATCGCAGGAGATGACCGGGAACGGCCGGTGCTTGCTCATGCGGGCCGTCAGCGCGTCGACCTTGGCCTGAACCACGTTGAGCGTCGTGAACGGCGCCGTTCGCTGGTCGCGCACCGACGGGCCCATGATCCGCGCCGACGACAGCGGGCGACCCTTGTAGATCGCCTCGTAGATCAGGTCGTCGAGGTTCTGCGCGCGGCGGCGCGAACGGATCGCGTCGACCTTGCGCCAGATCGCGCGTGCCAACTCGGCGGGCTGCTTCTGCCGCCACCACGACGTGAGATCCGGGGCCGGGATCATGCGCTATCGCGCCCATACATAGGGCACCCCACCGCGTCAAACGAAATCGTTAGTCGTCGTCCGCGTCGATCACGACCGTCCCGCCCTCTTGGCGCTGCTCGTCGCGCCGCAACCGCTCCAACGCCTCGCCGGCAAACTGCGCCTTGAGGTCGGCCGCCCCGGATCCGCCGTTGACGACCTCGGCGGCGGCAGGTGCGGAGATGCGCGACAGGTCGGCGAGCCCGTCGAGCTCGACATCGCCGACGCGCACCCGCTGGACGTGGATCGCGTTGCCGCGGCACCACCGGATCAGGTCGCGTGCCTGGTCCGCGTCAGTAGGCCGCGGGCGCGAGCGTCTCGAAGTCGTCGTCTTCGGGGTTGACATTGGCGTGCTCCATGGCCGCTTCTTCGGCGGCGACTTGCTCGGGACTGCCGTACTCGGGCTTCGGCGGCTTCTCGCGCCACCGGAAGTGCCACGCCTTGCGGTGCGCGTAGAGCGCGGCGTCGGCGGTGTCGTTCGGGATGGACGGATCCTCGACGCGGGCGCCGGTCGCCGACACGAGCCGGGCGTATTGGATCTGCCCCAGCTCCTCGGCGAGCGGCGAACCTTCGCGCAGTTGCATCCGGGGCCGCTCGGTGCCGTCCTCGTCGAGCACCATCGACAGGAGGTCGGCGTTGAAGTTGTCGATCGGGCCGCCCGGCGCGTACTTGTGCGCCTTGGTCGCCTCCTCGAAGTGGATCCCGTAGCGGTCGATCCACTCGCGCGACCACCCGGCGACGACCGGCCGGCCACCGCCCGCCGCGTCGGCGACGCAGATCGCCGGCGTGCAGATCGCCATGATGCCGCGCAACACCTTGGCCTGCGCGTCGGTGTCGAGGTGCGTCTGGCGCCACGAGCAGACCTCGTAGATGTGGTCTGAGTCGTGCCGCCACGCCCACAACGTGAACGCGAACGGGTCGGGGTAGTAGCCGAGGTCCACGCCGAGGGCGAGCGTGTAGTTGCGCCACGCGTGCAGGCCGTAGCCGGGAAGGTCGTAGAGACAGCGCAGCACGTCGGGGAAGCCGTCGAGGCGGTTGCGCTGCCTCGCGTAAAACATCCGGTCCTGCTTGGCCCGGTGGAACGCGTAGACGTAGGCCGCGTCCTCGTGCGTCCACTGCCCGAAGCCCTCGCGCAGCATGATCGGCGAGTCAAGCGCCGCGACGTCGGGCCCGCCGTAGAGGTTCTGCAAGTCGAGAATCCCGTCGCGCCACCGCAGCTCGCTCGCCTTGGCCTGCGCCTCGTCGCGCGTCAGGTACGGGCCGAACTCGAG